TGTCTAGTTTGCTTCTTAGCCGGTCTACCTACTTTAGATCCGTATGTACCTTTACCGTATGGCATTTACTTTCTCCTTGACTTAGCACCGGAACACTTCCAACGCTTTCTTGATAAATTGTTTGGTGTATTAGGGTCATTCTGCTTTGCTTTAGGCAGACGTTTCTTAATACCTAAACTACGAGCACAGTAACTATCACCTTTGCTAGTTCCCGGCTTTACTCTGGGACCACCTCCTTTAGCTGGGCCTGCTTGCCCATAACTTACCCTTCTTCCACTGGAAGTAACTTTTACTTTAGCTTTACCTTTGCGTGGAGCAACCATTACGCTGCCTTCTTAGAAGCCTTTACAGTCTTCTGCTTATCTGTAGCACAGTTGCAGGCTTTTATTTCTTTAATAGTTTTCTCTAGCTCCTCAAACTTAGCGTTTACTTGCTCTACGATCTCTAAGAGTTCTGTTCTAGTTACTACCATTAGTAGGTACCCCCTGTAGTTGCATTGGAGCCTGTGGTGCAGGCTGTGGTGGTTGTGGTTGTCTAGACTGCTGTTGTGTAGGAGTCTTGAGGTCAATCTCCTTCTCCTTCAGCATAGTTTGAGCTATCTTCATCCTACGCTCAAATTCTTTATCGTCCTGATCCCCTGCCTTTAGGTTAGCTGTGATAGCCTTAATCTTGTCTATCTCAAGCTCCTGTGGCAGTAGCTGTGCTTCTATAGCTATCTTCTGTGCTCTTGACTGAGACTCTCCAGCTTGACCATTGAGGGCTGCTGTCTGAGACTGCTGGAAGGCCATCTGTGCCTGTTGAGCCTGTTGCTGCATCTGTTGCTGCTCTGGCGTAGGCTGTGCGGCTTGTGCGGCCTCATCAATCTTAGCAATAAGCTCTTCACGATTGGATACGTTCATGTTGTCAATAATTGACTGTATCAAAGTATTGTACAGTGGAGACTCTGGGGACATTGTTTGCAGTAGCTGTACAAGCTGTGTTACTTCGTACTCACGGGCAATAATACCTAGAGTAGAGGTGGTGTTAAACTTGTAGTCCTTGACAGGATAGTTCTCAGGGTCAAACTGCATGTACCTGCAAGCAGCCATCTTTACAAAAGGAATCAAGAAGGACTGCTGGAAGTTAATCAATGTACGCTTGTGACGCTTAATGATGGCACCTAGAGACATGCTAATACCAGCAGCCGTAGCGTCACCATTGATACTACCAGCGATGCCAGCGGAGTCTATAGCTCCTGTGGACATCTGCACCATCTTCTGTAGCTCTGCCGCTTGTGCAAAGGTAATCTGATTTACTTGCCCAAAGTTAAAGGGGTTCAATACTGTCCTAGGGTCACCATTGGTCAAGATGATTTTTCCGGGTCTAACCTCCGGTCTAGAGCCTCTAGGGAGCCGTGTAGCGTCCATAGCAAGCATTGGGTGTACAGTTAGGGCTAACGCATCAATACGCGCTCTAAGCTCTGTATCAAGGGCTTTCTGGCTATTGTAACCTTTCTCACACACACCACGGCCCCAGAACTTACTAGGTACTACATCCCAAGGGAATGCAACAATAGGTCTGTCCTGCATCATGTATGGGTTTTCTTCAGCTTTTAGCAGTATGCCACCATTAGCAATAACAACAATAGCTTCAACGTAGTAACTTTCGTTCTCTTCTTCGTCCTCGTCTTCATTGTCTACCTCTAGGTCAGCAATGTCCTCATCTTCACCTAGCAACGCTTCCTTCTCACCTATCTTTAGCAAGTAGCGTGGTACTAAACCATAGTACTTAGTTAGGCGTACCTTGTCCTCATCAAAGGATGTAAGGTCTTGGTCTGCCTCTAGGTCATAATCGCCAGCTTCCTGACCTACATATACGTCCCTGTAGACCCCTTCTTCCTGTAGTTGCTGCACTAGGTGTCTGGATACAAACTCATCTACAGCAACGCCTAGAGCGTTCTCTACGGAGGTAGCAACAGGGTCAATTAAGAAGTTCTGTGGCAGTACTGGGCGTAATTTGACCATTGTACGGTCAGTAATGTTAACACCTACTGCCTGTAGCTGCCCGTCCATGATAGGTTGGGTAGCAGGAGCCATCTCTTTGACTTCCTCTAGCACTACTTCAGCCACACCAGTGCCAAATACAGCACTATTGATTAAACATTCGCCTACTTGCTTGCGGATCTGTGCTTTTTCAAAGTCCTCATGCAGTTTATTGCGTAAATACACAACATCTTGGCTATCTGGGTCAGCTAAGTCATCGGTAATGTCAAAATACTTGCCTCTACCAAAGGTTGCCTCCTCTAACTCTGCTACACTGGACTCTACAGCCTGCTGAAGTGCAGGGCTGATGATTCTAGAGCGTTCACTCTTCCTACTGGAGTCTTCTGCTGCCCACTGTCCGCGCCAAAGCCTATAGTATTCCTCAAACCTCTCTGAGTAGTTGGCCTCGTAATGATCTCTCCATGAGTCACACTTAGTCATCACCCAGTTCTCTAGGTGCTCATCACTCATTAAGACATCGTTATCACCGTAGTCCATTATCTTTTACCTTTTCTGGCTGTTTTGGCTGCTTTTTTGAACTGTGCGGCTGTAGGAGCACCTTTACTACCGACTTTACGCATCTTTTCACCGGAACCCGCTGCGATACGTTTACGTTTAGCATTTATATTACTGTATAGACCTTGTTTAGCCATGTTACTTTCCTATTTTCTTTTGAGCAGCTTTATGAGACTGAGTAAAAGTCTTACCCGCCCTCATGTTTTTTCTCATTTCAGTCATGTGTTTAGGGCTGTGGTGGGAAGAGTGTTTTTTTAACATTTCTTTTTGTTTTGTAGTTATAGTTTTCATTAGTATCCTGTTACTACATCTAAAATTTCTAAGTCATCAATCTCAAAGTCATATGAGTAGGCTACTTTAGCCAATTGATCTGTGTATGCAAAAGCGTCTATCAAGTCATCATGTGTTAAGACATCAGGGAACTGGAATAACTGATCCATAAACCTAGTGTTCCACTCACCTTTACCTAGAGTAATCTGACCGTTCTCAAACCTACCCTGTAAAGCCCACATGATCCTGTCTGTTTTCTTTCTGTTACCATGTGTAAGCTCCTCTACAACAAAGAACCTACCATTTTGTTTCATCATGTCCATCAATGGGGACATTACAGCCTGCTTAGAGATACCACGCTCAATACCTACACTGATAGGTCTGTAGTCCCTGACTGCTTGGAATATCTTTCTAGCTGTCTCCGCTAAGTCCCACCTACCGTATATAATGTTCTCTAGGAACCAGCCGTCCTCGTTGACCTTGACTACCGCTATGGCTGACTCATCCAGCTTAGAGTTCTTAGATCTTTTCTTACTTACGTCCTCAAAGCCAGCTAAGTCAATACTGATGTAGTAGTCACCTACGTCTGGCTTGTCACCAAACTTGACCCACTCCTCCTTAAACATCTCTGAGCCTCTAGCCTCAAAGGATGCCATAAACTCCTGTCGAAAGGCATAGGAAGACATGGACTTTTTAGCTAGGTCTATCTCCTCTGAGTCCAGTAGTTCGTTGTCGTAGCTAGTGAAGTGCCAAGCCTCATAGGACACATCGTCCTCTAGCTCTGCGTACTTGTACAGGTCATAGAAGTGGTTACGTCCCATAGGTGTACCTATGAACAACGCACCACCCTTTTGGTCAGCTAAGGCAGGTCTAAGGATCTGCTCAAAGACCTCTGGTTTCATATCTGCGTACTCATCCATCACTAGGAACTTTAGTGACACACCACGCATAGTCTCCGGTCTGTCTGCACCCTTGAGGGATATAGTGGCACCGTTGACCAGTTTTATTTGTAAATTGTTAATGTGAGCACTCACTACCACTGGATTAGCCAAGTCTAGTAGTGTTTGCCACATGATGTCTCTAGCCTGCCCCTGTGTAGGGGCTACATAGAACACCTGTCCCTTGTCCGCCTGTAGTGCGTTTACAATAAGCATCCATGCAGCTAGTCTGGACTTACCTGTACGTCTACCAGCAGCTACAATCTTAAACCTAGTGTCATCTGCCCAGACTTGCTTTTGCCAATCTAGGAGTTGTATGTTTAGATCAGTCATGAAAGTACTTGACTACTAACTCATCCAAGTCTTTTTCTTGCTCACACTCATACTCAGCATCTAACTCAGGATTACCGTCCCAATTTAGATCCTCTTGTTTAGCTAGAGTCTCTCTGTATTCTCTACTATCCATAAGTCCACATCACAGGTACATCTGTAGATCTAACATCCACATGCACAAAGCCTCCGGCTACACCAATCCCTGTAAACCCTAGCTCTATGGCCTTCTTAACTATAGTGTGCCGTTGCACACCGGATGACACAGCTATGTCCGCTGCAATGCCTTGGGCATGAGTGCCAGCCTTAGGCTTCTTTAGTTCTAGAGGGTGCTGTGGTGATCTATAGCCGCTGGTGATTACAAAAGGGAAACCACAGGCCTCCCTTAGTTCATCTAAGGCCAAGATTAGTTCATCTTCTATTTCATTCTCACCTGTGGCTTGACACACAAACTCTTCCCTAGTGAAGTACTTAAACATCTGTATATTCTCCGTCTATAGGTTCACTAGGTTCCACCTCTGTTTCAACAGTGCCGCCTAAACCTGAGATTGTTATGTTTACTGATGATCTACCACTGGCTGCATCTTTCTCAAAGTAACTCAAGGGTAGCATACGATCCATCACTAGTTTCCATGCAGCCGCTTGATTCTTATGGTCATCATTAAGTGCCGCATCAAAAATACTGTCAAGTACCTTACGAGACTTAGGGGACGCAAGCATACGAGCCTTATACTCATTAATGATACCAGCGTCACCTTTAGGTCTACCTAGAGCTTTCCTAGAGCCTCTAGATTTAGAAGCTACCTCAGACTTCTTAGGTCTACCTCTTTTCCTTTTAGCAAGAGTAGGTTTATTATCAACATCCATGTGTATTTTACCTTACTGTCTCTCTAAGAATACTCTATCATTATAGCATATTTTTGTGTCCTTGTCAAGTCCTTTTTACTATTATTTAGTAGTGTACAATAATACTATAGTAATCAATAACTTGGCTATGTTAGTAAGTACTTACATTATAGGAGTTTTCTCTAGTTTTCTAATTTTAGCTCTGGTGTACAAGAGTGCCTACTATAGATTACGACAGACACGCCAGCCCCTCCCCGGCCCCTCTAGCATACCCCAGCCCACTTGTCAACAAAAGAATACAAAAGAATTCACCTATAGCATACAATAGAACACAAGTCAACCCTTGACAACTAGAGCAGACTATGGTAGCCGTCCCAATGGCTAGCACATGTGGCTAGAGATGTCAAGAGTAAATAAGTGTTGACAAATGCACAAGAGTGTGAGTGGCGCTGGCACCCTATAGCATACCCAAGCACACACATGCAAGTGAATTGTATTCATGTGAACATGAGAATGTTTCAGTTTACAGGTCTGCACATATGTCTATAATGGATCACATCAGACACACACACAGAAGGACGAGAGAACATGAGCAGATCAATTACAGTTAAGATTAAATCAGTATACGGTGAGGAAAAAGTATACCCAGTTTGTGCGGACGCTCAGACATTCGCAGACTTAGCAGGTACACGCACGCTCACTATAGGCACCATAGAGCAGATTAAGAGACTAGGCTACAAGGTAGAGCTAGTCACACAGTCTAAACTAGCGGGTATATTAGGAGCCTAATTGTAGGTGATAGCCTCTTGACATCAGGAGGCTATAGCATACAATTAGACACACACACAAAAGGACCAGAGACAATGAGACTACGACAACTAGCAGCAAATCAGACAGAAGTAGCGTTACCATGTGGCGCAGTAGTATTCTTTAGCTACGAGACACCAGTAGCTGCAATGCTACCATCAGGGCAATACATACGCACAGAGCAAAAGTTCTCAGTAACCACTAGCAAGCACATAAATAAGTGGCTTGCTCCTGTAGCTGATAGTGTTAGGATTGTTCCGCAGGGTGACTTGCACAAATTAGCAGGAGAATAGAGCAATGCAAGTACAAAAAGATTACAGGCCGGAATGGTCACAGGATATAGAGAAGGCGCAAGAGCTACCATTCTGGAAAGTGTGCCTATGGTTTATGTGGGGTTTCACAGTAGGTTTTTTCATAGGAGGCTAGAGAATGTCACAGCATTACAATGTACTGCCCAGCAGGTTTATAGTGCAAGAGTTAGAGAGCATTATAGACGATATAGGCCTAGAGCTAATGGTAGGGCGCAAATGGGCCACTCTCAGGCAAGTGCTAGAGGAGTATACCGATAGAGAAAAGGAGTTACTCAGAGAGCTAGATTCTAGACTTGACAGGCTACAGGCCACCAGTGCTAGACTAGAGACACTTTCAATAGATATACAGGAGGCACCATAACATGGCAGACCACAAGATACAGCACGAGAAAAGTAGAATCAGGTTTCAAGAGAAAAAGCTATACAACCAAGAGGATGCAATAGCTAGACAATCACTAAAGATTGAGCTATTATATAAACGCTTGGCAGCAGAGAAAAAGGAGAAAGACAAGCCATGAGCCTATTTGACACACTAGCCAGAGAGCTATACGATTACGAGCCTGAGTGCTCACATGAGTGGGAGTATCAGCCAGCAGAGTACGAGCGTCTAGATGGTAGAGAGACAGTGCTACAGTATCCCTCAGGCTACTACTGCGACAAGTGCGACACGTTTAGAGATCAAGAGGAGTACTAGAGCTATGAATATCTTTTATCTAGACACTTGCCCTAGGGCAGCAGCAGTGCAGCAGTGTGACAAGCATGTTGTCAAGATGATCCTAGAGAGTGCTCAAATGCTCTCTACGGCACACCATGAGCACGATAGCCCTAGAGCAGTCTATAAGACTACGCACAAGAATCACCCCAGTACTGTGTGGACTAGAGAAAGCGTAAAGCACTACAATTGGCTATATGCTCATATGAAAGCCTTATCAGAGGAGTACACTCACCGCTATGGTAGAGTGCATCTAACGTGGCAAAAGTGCCAAGAGGCACTCAGAGAGCCTCCTGAGGCTATGCCAGACCTAGAGTGGCGAGAGCCTCCCCAGTGTATGCCAGAGGAATGCAAAAGAGCTAGCGCAGTAGAGGGCTACAGGGTATACTATAGAGTCAAGAGCGACACTATCGACATGCGATGGACTAACGCAACCAAACACTTTTTTGAAGAGGAGCACATAACATGAGTGATAACTTCAGTAACGATATAGACGTAACTGATCCGAATGATCTAGAAGATCCTATAGACCGTATGATAAAAGATATAGTAGACTTTAATCTAAACTCCATGCCAGTGAGTGAGATGCTTGCTATAGTGGCAACTTTTATGTCTGAGCAACTAGAGAACACTTCCCTAATGGAAGTACAGCAGATCCACACAGGCATCTACGGCAAACCAGAGGATATACACTAATGAGATGTAAAGCATGTAATACTGCCCTAGAGCAGTTTGAGATTGATAGGAAATGCAAGTTATCCGGAGAGTACCTAGACTTGTGCTCCCCATGTGCCAACGCCTCTAATGAGGCAATACATCAACAAGAGGAGCCTATATATAGAAACTACATTGACATGCAAGAGGAGGCAGAATTTATCGAACATGGACTTGTGTTATAATAATACTTGTGTTATAATACTACTGTATTGAGGCAAATGATAAACAACCATTTGTCCAATAGTAATTCAATCGCTAATCTATAGGAGAAACACATGGCGGTAATTGAAGGTGCGGCACAGTTTGTGAACTTAAAAGAGACTGAGGTATACCAAGGGAAAGACACTGGGCGCTATAGCGTAGTGTTAACTCTAGACGATGCAGCAGCAAGTGAGCTATCGGGTAAAGGCGTGCGCCTGCGTCCATATGGCGAAGGTGACGCGGCAACCATGCAGCGAAAGTTTGCTAGCCGCTTTGAAGTGAAAGTGATAGACGCAGAAGGAGAACCATACAAGGGTGATATTCCTAGAGGCTCCAGTGTGCGTATATCATACACTTATGGTGATGAGCATCCAGTGTACGGTGTGCCTGTATACATGAATGCAGTAAGAGTACTAGAGTTAGGGGAAGCAGGAATTGACGCAGAACTCTAAATTTGTAGGCCATGAGTCTTGTGATGCATGTGGATCATCAGACGCTAAGGCCGTATACAGTGATGGGGGTAGCTATTGCTTCTCCTGTCACGCAGTAGGTAAAGGGGAGGGCAGCAGTGCCTTCTCCTCTACTGAACCTACCAAACTAAAGAGGAAGTTAGAATTGACCGGAGTAGTAGCCGATATTCCTGATAGACGCATACCTAAATCTATCGCCGCTAAGTATGGTGTTACTGTAGAGTATGACGCGCAGGGCAAAATATCCAAACACATCTACCCATACTATGCCTGCGATACTGATGAAGTGAAAGGTACTAAAGTGCGCCTATGCCACAGTAAGGACTTTTTTGCTACAGGCAGTACTGAGGGCGTTGGGCTATTCGGGCAGCAAGTGTGCAAGGGTAGAGGTAAGTACCTTACAATCACTGAGGGCGAGATAGACTGTATGTCTGTGTCTCAGATGCTTGGAGGCTCCTATGACGTAGTGTCCCTACGCTCTGGTGCATCAGCAGCAGCCAAGGAGGTTAAAGAGCAACTGGAGTGGCTAGAAGGGTACGATAATATCATACTGTGTCTAGACAACGACAAGGCAGGTAAGCAGGCTGTGGAGTCTGTGAAGGACTTGTTTAGCCCTAGCAAGCTAAAGATAGTCAAGCTGCCTGTAAAAGACGCTAGCGACATGCTACAGGCCAATAAGATTAAAGAGTTCACTACCGCATGGTGGGAAGCTAAAGTCTACAGGCCTGATGGTATCGTGAGTGGTAAGGATACATGGGACGCACTAACCAATAAGATCAAGGTTAAGTCTGTGCCGTATCCATGGCAAGGACTCAATAGCCATACTAAAGGCTTCAGACCATACGAGCTAGTGACGATAACGTCAGGCTCCGGTATGGGTAAGTCTCAGATGGTTAGAGAGCTAGAGTACTACTTGCTAAACGCTACTGAGGATAACATAGGCATCCTAGCACTAGAGGAAGATGTAGCCCGAAGTGCTCTAGGTATCATGTCCATAGCAGCTAACGCACCATTGCACCTAGAGGAAGATCTAGACCCAGAGTTAGCCTTCCCGTACTGGGAGGAGACAATGGGGTCAGGTAGGTATTACCTTTTTGATCACTGGGGTAGCACAAGCGAAGATAACCTGTTGGCACGCATACGCTACATGGCAAAAGCGTTAGATTGTAAATGGATTATTCTTGACCACTTATCAATTGTGGTATCAGCACAGGAGAACGGAGACGAGCGGAAAGCTATAGATGCTATTATGACTAATATACGCACTCTTGTAGCTGAGTTAGGCGTGGGCCTGTTCCTAGTGTCGCACCTAAAGCGTACACAGGGTAGAGCACACGAGGATGGAGGGCAGATCAGCCTAAGTGAGCTAAGAGGCTCACAGTCTATAGCGCAGCTATCGGACATGGTGATAGGCCTAGAGAGAGATCAGCAAGCGGACAACGAGGAACAGCGCAATACTACTACAGTGCGTGTACTCAAGAACCGCTACGCTGGCCTCACAGGAGCCTGCTGCTGGCTAAAGTATAACCACCAGACAGGTAGAATGCTAGAAGTAGCTAAACCACAGGGAGACAATGATGAGTTGTAGTCCTATATTCTTGGACGCAGAGACTAATGGCCTAAAACCTTCTGAGGTGTGGGTAGTGGTCACAATGCAGGATGAGGTGCTATCGGAGCACTATACGCCTGAGTCACTCAGGAAGGCTCTAGACAACGATGCGCTAGTCATAGGCCACAACCTGTTCGGGTACGATATACCAGTGCTCAAGAGGTTATGGGATATAGATATAGACAGTAGCAGAGTGAAGGATACTCTAGTTATGTCTAGGTTAGCGGATCCACAGCGAGACAAGGGTAACTCCTTACGGTCTTGGGGTGAGCGTCTTAACTTCCCTAAGGGTGACCACAGTGATTGGTCTTGCCTATCGGATGAAATGGTGACGTACTGTAAACGTGACGTAGAGTTGACTGCTGCTGTATATGATCGGCTACTGTTTGAGCTACGGGACTTTGGCACAGACTCTGTAGAACTAGAGCAGAGAGTGCAGGAGATCACACAGAAGCAGGTACGCAACGGATGGAAGCTGAA